GAGGAGGCTTGGCACCTAGGCCACTTTGAGATTGATGGTGACCCGCAGCAGGCAGAGACCCTGGCGCAGCTGGATCAGGTGGCCGAGACCCGCTGGAAGCGTGACGACGGGATCGTGCTGACCATGACCTTGGGTGCAATTGACGATGGCGGCATTGCCACCCAAGAGGTGCGGGAGTGGTGCCGAACTAGAACCGCATCGTGGGTGCCGATGAAAGGCGCGCATCAGAAGGGCAAGGCGCTGATCGGTCGTGGCGCTCCTGTGGACGTGAACCGAAAGAATCAGGCCGTTATGAAGCGCGGTGTACTGCTCTATCCGCTTGGGTATGACGCCAGCGTCAACCACCTGCAGGGCCGCCTCAGGAACGAACAGCCAGGCCCTGGCTACCTGCACCTTGGCCAAGCCGCTACGGATCAGTTCCTAGACGAGCTGTTCCCATGGAAGCGGATGCCAAGGCGCGACAAAGGCCAGGTCAGCTACCACTGGGTATTGCCCCCTGGCGCCAGGGATGAAGGCGGTGACTGCACGCGAATGGCTTACGCAGCGCTGCAGATCGTCTCCCGCAAATATGCCAGGGCAACGATGTGGGACCAGCTTGAAGCCCAGCTCAGCGCCACTGCCGCCGGCCCAACAACCCAGCCTGCAGCTGCTGTGTCACGTCGGCGGGGCAGCTGGCTAAACCGAGATCGCTAGCTGTGTTCCATAGCCTGATGGCATGGCTAGATTCACGCAAACCCAGCTCGACGAATTGCGTGCAGCGATTGCTGAGGGCGTACTTCGTGTCTCTGCTAATGGGCGGACGGTTGAATACCGAAGCCTGGAGGATATGCGGCGCCTTGAGACAATCATGAGCGCCGAGCTGGAAGCAGCACCTACCACTCCTCGCCGGATCTACGCAGCATTTCGGAGGGCGTGATGGGGAGAAAGGCAAAGGAACTAGAGGGCGCGCTCAAGGAGATCCAGCTTGAGTTGGCCAAGCAGCACCTGCGCTCGTTTGAAGCGGCCAAGGTCAGCCGGCGCACAGACAACTGGGTTGCAGCCAACAAAGGCCCAAACGCGGACCTGAGGCTCGCTCTGAATCGGATTGTCGCCAGACATCAGGATCTGGTGGATTCCGATCCGTGGGCGTCCAAGGCCATTGCTGTCGTTGTCAACAACTGGGTTGGCGATGGAATTGCTGGTGCCCCGGTCGGTGCAACACGCCGGTTTGCTGATGGCTACCGCGAGTGGTCTGAAAGCACTGACTGCGACTGGAACGGCCAGCACAATTTCTATGGCCTCCAATCGCTGGTGGCCAGAACCGTTGCGGTTCGCGGCAGCTGCCTTGTGCGTCGGCGGTATGACGAAGGCCTTGTAGCTCGTGGCCTCATGCCATTGCAGCTTCAGGTGCTGGAGCCTGACTACCTCGATTTCAGCAAGGACGACGGCGCCAAGATCCGTTTTGGCAAGCAGTACGCCGACAATGGAAAGCTTGAGGGCTACTGGATCCGCCACTCCCATCCCGGCGAAACCGATTGGTCTGCCTCGGTGCGGGCCCAAAGCGACTTTGTAGAGGCATCGGAGATTTGCCATGTCTATGACGTGCGCCGTCCTGGGCAGGCCACTGGCGTCCCATTCGGTGTAGCGGCACTTCTGAAGCTCCGTGATGTAAGTGACCGTGATGCTGCCCAGCTGCTGAAAGACAAGCTGGCCGCTTGCTTCATGGCCTTCGTGTCAGATGCTGACGCTGATTCCCTGGCCGCTGGCGCTGAGCTGCTAGACACCCTTGAGCCAGGTGTGATTGAACAGCTACCGCCCGGCAAGAGCATCACCTTTGCCCAGCCGCCTTCGTCTGGCGACTATGTGGCGAATCAGAAGTTTCACCTGCTGTCGATTGCCCAGGCATACGAGATCACTTACGAAGCCCTGACGGGCGACCTAGGCAACGTCAATTTCTCCAGCGGCCGGATGGGTTGGATGGAGATGCGGCGGGCCGTAGCACGCTGGCGCTGGGGGATCATGATCCCGCAACTGCTGAACCGCACCGCCAGCTGGTATCGCGATGCCGCTGCCCTGGCTGGCGTGGGTCGTGCCACAGCACGGTTTGAGTGGACGCCTCCAATTACATGGCTGGTGGATCCCGCTCGTGAGATCCCGGCGTATATCGATGCTGTCCGTGCTGGCTTCATGAGCCTCTCGGAGATCCAGCGGATGCTTGGCTATGTACCTGAGCTTGTAATCCAAGAGCTGGGTGCTGATCTTGATCGTGCAAGAGCAGCTGGATTGAAGCTCGATATTGATCTCGCTTCCACGGCTGGCACTGTGAGACCAGTTGATAACAGTGCCCAGTCCATAGCCTGAGGCCATGGAACAACAAATCCAGAGGATGGCGCTTCTGGCGCCAAACAGCTGGGACGAGGAAACTCGCTCGGCAAGCATCGTCATCTCTACGGATGCCGATGTTGGAGATGGGTTCCAGCTGGTGCATACCATCGAGGCAATCCGCTGGCCGGAACGACCGCTGCCAGCGGACTATGACCACCTACGCACTTCAGAGAGTATCTGGGGTGCGGTAACCGATCTCAGTCTGGAGCGCGCTGCTAACGGCACGAATCAGCTGGTCGGGAAGGTGGTTGTCGATGGGCCGCCAGCGGCAATGGATCTTGCGTTGCCACGTCTTCGGACTGGAAGCGCTCGCTTCAGTGTCGATGCTCGTATCTACGCCTGGGCCGAAGCGCCAGACAACTTGCTTATGGCAACCGATTGGTCTCCTCAGCTTGTGAGTCTGGTGGCAGCTGGCCAAGACACGCACGCCGTGATGCGCGGCACAACTTATCCCATGGAAACCCCCATGACCGATGACATTCAGGCCGGGGGTGACCCGGTGATCGAAACTCCTGAAGTGGCTGCTGCTGAGCCCGCCGCTTGCCCTGCTCCTCAGCCCGAGGCTGATGACGCTGTGCAGCGTGCTGCAGCTGAAAAGCTGGAGCTGGTGGTGCGTCGTGCCGCTTCTGAGGCTCGTCTGCCCGAAGACACCGTTCAGCGGATCCTCTCTGAAAACCGTGGCCGCAGCCAAGTGGATGCCATCACGGCCGTAGTGCGTGAACACCGTCTTGCCGTGGAGGCACAGAATCCCGTGAATGCTGGCCACCCTGCTCGCCTGGCTGTAACCCGTGATTCGGGCGACACCGTTGTGCGTGCGTTCAGCGATGAGCTGCACCGCCGTGCCGGCCTAGTAACCGAGCCCACTGAGCTTGGTAAGCAGGCCCTGGGCCTGACCATGCTGGAGATGTGCCGTTCCTACCTCGACTCCCGCGGGATTAACTCGCTGGGCATGTCGAAAAACGAACTGGTGCAGCGTGCTTTCCACAGCACCAGCGACTTCCCCAACCTGTTCGCCAACGTCGCGAACAAAACCCTCCTGGCTGCCTACGCCGAGGAGCCCCAGACCTGGCGCCCCCTTGCTCGTCAGCGCAACCTGCCTGACTTCAAGGCAGTGTCTGACCTGCAAATCGCTGGTCAAATCGTCCCCGAGAAAATCCTTGAGGGCGGTGAATACAAGTCCGGCACCCTGACCGAAGGCAAGGCCACCTGGAACCTCGCCACCTACGGCAAGCGGATTGCAGTGACCCGTCAGGCCATCATCAACGATGACCTCGACAGCCTGACCCGCGTGCCCGAGCTGATGGGTCGTGGCTGCCGCCTGCTCGAATCCAACATGGTGTGGGATCTCCTCACCAATGGATCGCTTGGCGCCACCGTGAGCCTGGACGGTAAGGCCCTGTTCCACGCTGATCACACCAACACCATCAGCGGCGCTACCTCCGTGATCGGCATCGCCGGCATGGATGCTGCCAAGACCAAGCTGCGCAAGCAAACCGATCTTGCTGGCAACCGCCTGAACCTTGGTCCCGCCTATCTGGTAGTGCCTGTGGAGCTGGAAACCACTGCCCTGCAGTTCCTTTATCCCACTGGCTACGCCCCCACCAACCTGACCGGCTCCAGTGGTCCTAACCCGTTTGCAGCTGGTGTTCAACTGATCGTTGAACCCCGCCTGTCGGACGACTCCACTGCCTACTGGTATCTCTGCTCTAGCCCCAACCGGGTGGAGATGGTGACCTTCGGCTACCTCGCTGGCGAGGCTGGCCCGACGATCACCACCACTGAGAAGCGCGACCCTGATGGTGTGGAGCTGCTGGTCCGCATGGACTTCGGCTGCACCCTCAGCGACTATCGCGGCTTTGTGCGCTCGGCTGGC